ACCATTTGAGCTTTCGTGACTGTCCCACAAGTTGCTTGCGCGGCAGTGATTAAATTAATAATCTGTATTGCCCCTGCAGCTGTTGTTTTGAATGTTTGCCAGGAATTAATTAAGTTTTTTGTCGCAGTTATAGCTTCGTTAGCAGCACGCACAGCCACCAAAGCAGAAACCAAACTAATAATAACTGGTGTCAAAGATGAGATTACAGAAATTCCAGTACCCAAAATACTAAACAAAGTCTGAAAAACAGGCGTACTAGCCTTAATAACATTGACAATCACACCAAAAGCAGCATTGATGATTACTTTCAACGCATCGAAGTTCTCAGCAATCGTCTTACCTGTTGCTGCCTTTGTCAAATCATCAAGAGCTTTGATAGTATTCGCTACACCTTTTACAATTGCATTTTTTAAGTTGCCGAAAGAGGTCTGAATCCCTTTACTATTAGATTTTGCAAGCTCGGCGAAACCACCAACACCACCATTTAACTCAATCAATTTTGAGGCGAACTGATCAAACGTAAGTTGTCCCTGTTTTAATGCAGAATAGAAATCATTCTGAGCAGACTGACCAGCAAAACCGAATGATTCAGCAGTCTTTTGCAGAGCGTAAGGCATAGTTTCTTGCAATGTTTTCCATGATTGCATATCAACCTTACCAGCTGATAACATCTGGCTAAACTGTTGTAATCCACGGCTTGCATCAGCACTAGAAGACCCAGATGCAAGAAAGGCATTATTAAGAGCAAGTGTTAGATCTGTTGATTTGTTGATGTCTCCAGTAATCGAGGTAAGACGTTGAGCTGTACCAACTACTTCATTCAAAGTCGTAGGCAATCCCTCAATACCTGCTGCAAGTTTCTTAGTTGAGCGCGTGACATCTTCTGTACTATGTCCCATCGCTTGCATCACTCTTGGATAACTTTCAAGGGTATCAAAACGTTGAATCGCTCCGCCCAAGGAATCTGTTAGAAGATCTACCGCTTTAGATGCCAGTTTGAAAGCAGCACCACCTAGAGCAAACTTCTTTAGAGAATCGCTCCCTCTGTCACCTTTCTGTGCCGTTTTATCTAACTCATCGTTTAGAACCTTGACTTTATTGCCATCAACGTCTACAACGATGGTAACTTTTCCATCAGCCATTATCTTCTCCCTCCTTTCCTAAACTATATTTAGCTTGTAATTTGCGCATTTTGTTCTTATCCCCACCATATTCTGGTTTCCAGGCACGGATTTCTATAATCTGTTGCATGATTGTATTGTCTGGCAAAGCGTTCAAAAGCGCTTTAAATTCTGTCCATGTCAACTTATTTTGAACTTTCAAAAGATTGATGCCGTATGCTTGTAAAAAGCTAGCGTAAATGTATTCTGCATCTTGTTCAAAATCAATCAATTTTTCTTGTTCTTCTTCATCTTTTGCCTTTGGCATGGGATTGCCTAGCAAATCATACTGAACCGTTTCTTTTTCGATTTCTAAAAAATGTTCTTTTATGTAAATCCAACAATCTACAACCTCTTTGATGTTGTATAATTCTTGGCCAGTTAGCAAATGGACAATCAACTGAGCTTGTTCTAGATGCGTCATTTCCTCCTCTTTCAAGATTTCAAAGACATCCAGAACCTTATTAAAAGACAAGTCTATGTCATACTCCTTATCAGCAATAGAAAAATTTGTGATTAAAGCATCATTTAATTTCATAGACATAATTTTTACCTAGCTATTTCTTTTTATTCTTTTTGTGTTTCTTGTTGTTCTTGATCGGAGTGACTTTTCCCTTGTTTAAATAGTGACTAGCACGCTCTTTCACTACCGTTTTGTGTTGCTTAGCAAGTTCTTCCAACTTATCATGCAACATGATTGCAGTCTGTTCTAGAGCGTTATTTAGGGCGTTATAATCTGGATATACAGAATAAAGCTTGTCAAAAGTGCCATCACCAAAAATAAGATCATATTGAATCTCAAGCTGTTTCTTCTCTAGTTCAATAGCCCCAGCAACTACTTCTTTAGTTACTCCATCACGCTCAATTTTGTTATCAATATTTGCAGTTACCACAGCCAATTCATATTGGACAAGGCGACGTTGGAGTTCTTCTTCCATGTCATAAAATCGCATCAAGCTCTCTTGACTTGTATCAAACCATAGCTCTACTTCGCCGATTTTAACTGGGAAACCAGTACGTTTTAGTTCAATCTGAATATCTGTCATATCTCTACTCCTTTTTCTTGTTAAAAAAGGGCAAGGCTCAATGCCCGCCCTTATCAAAAGCTATTAGCCAATGCCAGTTTCTTTTGGCGTTGAGTTAAACGAAAGTTTGCATCCAAATGCTTCAAAGTCAGAGGCAGCGCCAGAACCTGCTTTGATTTCTGTTGCTGTTGCAGCTCCCACCCATTGTTTTTTCTTATCAGAAGAAACAACCTTGTGCCATAGCTTACGGTCATCCCCTGTCTTGTACTTCATGCTAGCAATAAGAGCCTGTGCCTTATCTTCTGGATCATAAGTACCCTCAAAGGTATAAGCACCTTTTACACTGACTACCGTTGTTTCTTCAACTCCATCACCGTCATAGTATGCTTGGTCATCTGTTTTCTCATCTGTATCATCTGATACATCTGAAATCCATTTAGCAAGTTCCAACCATGCATCTTCTGTGGATGGTTCAGTTCCTCCGTTGTATGGAGCTACAAAATGGCCACGTAGGGCGTTTTTTTGTCTTGTCATTGTTTGTTCCTCTCTATTACGATTTTCGCCACAATTTCAATTGTGTAATAATAATAGCCTTGCTCATCCTTGCCTTTCATGGCAGGACGACTGACATCCATTCCCATATATTCATAGGAATTGTTATCACTCGGCAAAACTAAGTCTATCTTTGATAGTTCTGAGGTTACTAACCAGATAGTATCATTGGCTACTGAGTTCTTTTTTGCCTTTACAGCAATTTCAAATGGCAAAGAAATCTCTTGCGTGCCATCCATATACTCTCTGTCCACTTTTCCGCCTGGTATCTGATTGATAACCAGGTCATCTTTGTCATCCTCAAAATAATCAAAGCGTGGTTCAACTGGTAAATTTAAAGTCTTGATATGCTTTAAAAGTACATTTTGAAAGTCATTCTCTCGCATCAAAGCCCCATTCCTTTCACAAATTCTCTAGCCCATTCTTCAGCATGTTTACTAGTAGCAACTTGATCCCATCGTTTTCCTGTACCCGGAGTAGTATATCTCCTAAAGGTGACAATGCCGTTTGAGCCGTAAAATTGCGCTCTAGCATAAACTGTTCCATAGACAACAGCATCACCTTGTCCAACGATTCGGCCAGAAGCTCTCAACTCTCCACCCCTCAAGGGGATATATTGCTCATTGTCTAGCAAGATTTTGCTAGCAACTGCAATCTTTCCTCTTATCATGGATTCGCTCGAAAGTTTCTGTTTAGCTTTCTGCAAGTCAACTTTAATGGCAATACTCATTAGATCACCTCAATTTCTTGACTGAATATCTCACCATCATAATAGTTAGTTTGAAATCCATTAATTGTGTAATCTCCTATCCCATCGTTAACTTTTGCACCCATCCAACTGTTATCAACTGTCACAAAAGATAGCGAGGGATAGAGGTATATAACCCCTTGTTTTTGCCTTGATTTTGAATTTCCTGTGCCAGATTTTGAATTATGATTACCAGTTATCCCCACTGATCTATCAAAGCGTACATTTTTAATAGTCAATGGCTCTGAGTAAACCTCATCCCCATAATCATTTTTACCAATTACTTTCTTCACGGTTATGACATCCTTTAATAAACGCTTGTCAATCCCTTTTAATAGTCGCTTATCGATCATAGGCAACTCCAACAACTAGGCTAAAGCCAGCTTGTTTCAAAGCATTTTCAGCATCCATAGACAAATTAAATTGCTGACCTGCTGAGGTACTTTGTGATGTGCTATATGAGATTGATGTGCGGCCAATAGAAACACTATTAGCTAGTTGTTTATCATCCGCTGACATAATGCCAGATGAATCGAGATAGGCGATTTGAAAAGCCATAGCAAGCTTTACAGCATTCTTTCGATAGGCAATTTCTTTTTCGAAATCAATACCTTTTTGATAAAAACCGTTAGTGTATAGGTCAATCGCTATCTTTGCCCTTTTTGCCAATTTTTCAAAGTTTGTAACTTCATCAAATCCTAGTTTAGTAAACTCATCTTGTGTTAAATAAGTCATGCGTAACCTCCCTTAAAAATAAAGGGTGTTGCCACCCCTTATTTATTCAGCTTGCTCAAATTGTGTGGGCACATCTTCTACAAGCTCTAAAACTGCATTGACATCTGGAAATGTTTGCTTGAGGTCTTTATTGACTTGATCGGCATAATTCGGTTCAAGCTCGACAAATTCTCCCTCTGTCACATAAATACCAGGTGTCTTTAGAATTAGGTTCTTAATTGCTTTATACTTAGCCATTATTCTTTACCTTTATCCTTAGTTTCCTTTGGTGT